CGTTTGAGGCAGCTCAAGAAACCAACGAGTACTGCATCAAGAACAATATTCGCGTTGGTTTGGGGCCGCTGGCTAAAGAAAAGCCCGCTAAGCCAGTAAAAGCGGAAGAAAAGCCCGCTGAGCCGGTAGAAGCGGAAGAAAAACCAGCTAAACCAGCCAAAAAAGCTCCTGTTAAGCGTCGGCAAGCCAAAAAAGACTGATTATGGCTACGCAGAAGCACATGGGTAAAGGCAAACTAGTCAAACGCCTTACTGCGCAAGTAGGCAGCAGCAGCCTTGCCCACGCGCTTCTCAAAAAACGGGGGGATATGGACGCTAAAGGTAAGCTTACGGCTAAAGGGCGCAAGCGCAACGCTATGACGGCATCAGAACGAGCCAAAGACCGCGCAACCAAGAGCAGTGGGAAACCTACTAAGGACTACAAATATAACCCCAAAACCAATCGGGCTACCCTAAAAGGGAAAAAGTAAATGGATATCGATAAGGCTCTCAATCAAGCTCCTATGGGGCTAGGCATGGACGAAATGGGTCTGATGGACGACGAACCGGCCATCGAGATCGAGATTGAGGACCCTGAGTCGGTTAGTATTGAGATGGACGGCCTCGAAATCGAGCTTGAGCCGGGCGAGGACGAAGAATTTAACGAGAACATGGCTGAAGACCTCGATGAGGGGATGCTTCAGGAGCTTGCTAGCGAGCTTACCGGCGACTACGAGGATGATCTGGACTCTCGCAAGGACTGGATGCAGACTTACGTTGACGGTCTGGAGCTTCTTGGCCTTAAAGTAGAAGATCGTAGCGAACCTTGGCCCGGCGCATGCGGTGTATACCACCCACTGCTGTCTGAAGCCCTCGTTAAGTTCCAAGCTGAGACCATGATGGAAACTTTCCCGGCGCAAGGGCCGGTGAAGACCAAGATCATTGGTAAAGAGACTAAAGAAAAGAAAAAGTCTGCCGAGCGCGTACGCAACAACATGAACTATGAGCTTACCGAGCGCATGGTTGAGTACCGACCCGAGCATGAGCGCATGCTTTGGGGTCTAGGGCTGGCAGGGAACGCTTTTAAGAAGGTTTATTACGATCCGGCGGTTGATCGTCCAACGGCTATGTATGTACCAGCAGAGGACGTTGTAGTCCCATATGGCGCATCTAACCTAGAAACCGCCGAGCGCGTCACTCACGTGATGCGTAAAACCGAAAACGAAATGAAGCGCCTCCAGCGCTCAGGTTTTTACCGTGATGTGGACCTGCCGGAACCCACCGACACCATGGATGATGTCGAGCAGGCCATTGCGGAGAAGATGGGGTTCCGCGCCACATCGGACGACCGCTACAAGCTCCTAGAGATGCATGTCGATCTGGTCATTGAAGACGACAAGTACAGGGAGAAAGAAGATGGCGACGTTGGGCTACCATATATCGTCACTGTGGACAAAGCTAGCGAGACGATCCTCTCAATTCGCCGCAACTGGAACCAGAACGATAAGCAAAAGCGTAAGCGCAACCACTTCGTACATTATTCGTATGTGCCGGGTTTCGGTTTCTATGCTTTTGGACTTATCCATCTTGTTGGTGCTTTTGCTAAGTCCGGTACTTCTCTTATTCGTCAGCTCGTTGATGCTGGTACCCTTTCTAATCTACCGGGCGGCTTCAAAACTAAGGGTCTTAGAGTAAAGGGTGACGATACGCCTATCGGCCCAGCTGAATGGCGCGATGTAGACGTAGCTAGCGGCTCTATGCGTGATAATATCATGCCACTGCCGTATAAAGAGCCAAGCCAAGTGCTCTACAGCCTCCTCGGCACTATTGTAGAAGAAGGTCGCCGCTTCGCTGCCGCTGCTGACATGAAGATCAGCGATATGTCGGCGCAAGCTCCCGTTGGGACCACGCTGGCTATTCTGGAGCGCACGCTCAAGATCATGTCTGCTGTGCAGGCGCGCATCCACTATTCGATGAAGCAGGAGTTCAAACTCCTCAAGGTCCTGATCCGCGACTATACGTCACCTTACTACGAGTATGAGCCTGTAGCGGGCGATGAGCGCGCAAAGCAGGAAGACTACGACACCGTAGAAGTAATCCCCGTCAGTGACCCTAATGCCGCTACGATGGCTCAGAAGATCGTCCAGTATCAGGCGGTCATTCAGTTGGCTCAAGGCGCACCGCAGCTTTACGACCTGCCCTACCTGCATCGTCAGATGCTTGAGGTGTTGGGTATCAAGGAAGCGGAAAAGCTGGTCCCGCTTAAGGACGGCGAAGACATGGAGCCGCGTGATCCTGTGTCCGAGAACATGGACATGATAAACGGCAAGCCGGTCAAGGCGTTCATGTACCAAGACCACGAGGCGCACATCAAAGTCCACATGGCTGCTGCGCAAGACCCCAAGATTCAGCAGCTTATGCAGATGAGTCCTAACGCCCCGGCTGTCATGGCCGCTCTGGCTGCACACATCCAAGAGCATATTGCGTTTGAATACCGGCGTCAGATTGAAGTGGCTGCTGGCGTTCCGTATCCTGAGCCTAACGCTCCCATGGATGAGCAAACCGAAGTCGAAGTATCCCGTCTGGCTGCCGCAGCAGCAGAGAAGGTACTGGCCAAAGACCAAGCCGAAGTTGCCCAGCAACAGCAGGCACAACAAGCACAAGACCCGATCCTGCAAATGCAGCAGGCGGAGCTACAGATCAAACAGCAAGAAACTCAAATCAAGCAACAGAAACTACAGATCGACGCTGCCGCAGAGGCAGACCGTCTGGAAATCGAACGCGAGCGCATTGCTGCACAAGAACGTATCGCTGGCCTCCAAGTCGGCGCAAAGGTGGCAACAGACAAGGCAAAATTGTCTGCACAAGAGCAAGAAGCAGGACTTCGTATTGGCGTAGATATCGCCCGCGAACAAATGCAGGCAGCGAAAGAAGCGGAGCAACCCCCTGCTCCACAACCTAGGCAGCGAACTGAGGATGTAAATGAATGACGATATTCTAAGCTATCTATCTAAAAAGATACAAGAAGAACTTAAGGTTATCGAAGAAGACACGGCCATGGGTAAGGCCGAGGACTTCGGTGCCTATAAGTATGCCTGCGGTATTTATCGTGGGCTTCTCGTAGCAAACGGGATCGTAGCCGATCTCGCAACTAAACTGGAAAACGATGATGACTGACGTAGAGGACAAGACTCTGCCAAAAATGCCAAAGGTGCTGGCGGCAGACCCCGAACGGAAGGCCAAGCAGTTACCTGACCCTTCAGGCTATCGCATACTATGTGCTATTCCGGAAATCGAAGAAAAGACCGAAGGCGGAATTATCAAGGCTGATATTACCCTTCACCACGAAGAACTCCTGACCACGACCTTGTTTGTACTGAAGCTAGGCCCGGACGCTTACTCAGACAAAACTAGGTTCCCTAGCGGCCCATGGTGCAAAGAGGGTGATTTTATCCTCGTGCGCCCGCACGCTGGTACCCGTGTGAGAATACATGGGCAGGAGTTCCGCGTAATTAACGACGATTCTGTTGAAGCCGTAGTGGAAGACCCACGCGGTATTACCCGAGCATAGGAGGCGAAGATGGCCCAAGAAGAACACATGGAAGAATTTAAGCCGGGCAACCAGCCCGAGGTCGATACTGAAATCGAAATCGAAGAGCAGGAGCAGGAAGTCGATGCCCCGGAAGTCGAGATCGAAGACGATACTCCAGAGGAAGACCGTGGGCGCGAGCCTATGCCGAAGGAGATCGTAGAAGAACTCGAAGCTGACGAACTCGATGAGTACTCGGATAAGGTCAAGACCCGCCTCAAGCAGATGAAGAAGGTCTGGCATGACGAGCGCCGTGAGAAAGAGCGCGTTCTACGTGAGCAGCGTGAAGCTGTTGCCGCTACACAGAAACTGCTGGAAGAAAACCGCAGGTTGAAGCAAACCCTATCCAAGGGCGAGCAGGACTTGCTGGAGACTTACCGCAAAGCTGCTGAGTACGAACAAGAAGCAGCAAAACGGGCTTACCGCGAAGCATATGAAGCGGGCGACACAGACAAAGTTCTTGAAGCTCAAGAAATGCTGAATTCTGCTT